ATACAGAATAATCATCAAAATCAAGTGGGCTATCAGCACCCGGCGTCAGGCTTGCAATATATCCTCTTCCCATAACTTCTGATGCTGGTATTTCTTTTGTACGATAATCACTAACTCTGAAGAGCTGCCCTTGGTGGGTGTGTAATTCCACTCCTCCATTCTGAAGACTTAGCAAGGCACGTACAGCATCAATACCACGCCCGTCATCCCAGCCACGAATAAACTCACCACGTAAATCAGGCAATTTATTTGTCGGATAAGCCTTTGCCAGTTCCGGGTATTCTTCAGCAGAAAAAGCGGCACCGTTGCATTTCAGCCAGCCTGTTGGCGGAGTGGCTGAAGGCCACGGAACAGGCACCCCAACCGGTAATGCAGAGCCTTCTCCCAAACCAAGGTTTTCGAGAGCCGTTTTCACCGTGCCATCCGATTTGATATCACCAAACGGATTCTTGCGGCTTAACAGCAGAGCACGAAGCGCGGTAAGCAACTGGTCGTGCCGCGCCTTCTCCAGACTGGCACCGGATGCCTCAACAACGCTACAAAGTTCTTCCTGCAACATGTCAAAGTAGTCATCATCCAGATCGGTGGCAGGCGTGCCAGTCTGGGGGTTACCACGGGTAAAACCGTTCTTACCCGCGCCGAACTTATCCTTCTGCGCGGTTTTCGTGTCTATACGATGCATGGATTACTCCGGATATTTAAAAATTACGTAGGTATGCGACGGGCAGAGTTTGTTAAGCACACACTCGACAACGGTGTCGCCCCAGATACGCAGTGCGGAATCACAGGGATCGCCACATGTCATCCAGGTGGTGTTGGTGGCGGCTGGCATGTTGACCTGCCAGTAATACCGCCATTCCGGCGCATTCACCGCGTCAGTACAGGCCGATGAGCAGGTGAAAGTGCTTTTGTCGTATCGCGTGATGGTGGCATCTGGTCTGCCCAGGGCAGCAAGCTGTGCAAGATAAAAATCCTCGTTGATGCCGCCCGCCAGGTTAACCTTCGCATCCAGCCGTTGCTGACGCTGGCGAAGGGTCTGTGTCCCTGCGGGAATACATTCATCCGGCAGACCGCACAGACGCTCCCAGCGGTTTATCAGTTCATTGGTGGTGCGCGGATCCAGCTCCCGCATAAGGGCATCCGCACGCTGATGAACGCGGGTTAATGACGGTGCCGCACCGGCAATCGCCGGATCGCTGGCTGACCACGCCGGACCGGGGGGCAACAGTGCCGACAACAGACGGATGTAATCATCGTTTGTCACGTCCATGAAATCGTCCCCAGTACCGCCAGTTCATTTTTTGCAATGGAGATATTGTCTGCCGGTGCAAGCAACTGATGGCTGTATTCCCCGTTCGCACCGGAAATNCGTAAATCAGGCAATTTATTTGTCGGATAAGCCTTTGCCAGTTCCGGGTATTCTTCAGCAGAAAAAGCGGCACCGTTGCATTTCAGCCAGCCTGTTGGCGGAGTGGCTGAAGGCCACGGAACAGGCACCCCAACCGGTAATGCAGAGCCTTCTCCCAAACCAACATTTATGAAAATGCAGAAATAACGAGCAAATGGCATCATTCCTGCTTTTGTCAGGGGGCGCTACCATGCTTATTGGCTATGTACGCGTATCAACAAATGACCAGAACACCGATCTACAACGTAATGCGTTGAGCTGTGCAGGATGCGAGCTGATTTTTGAAGACAAGATAAGCGGTACAAAGTCCGAAACCTAGGGCTGACACTGCTGTTCTTATTGCAAATTAAAGGATTTAATAGTGAGTAGCGGCCTTACTAATGTAAGGCCGCTATAATCATTTTATTAATTGCATTAATCGTGTTTTGGCCATACTTTCAATGCAATTTCCCCCAACTTTTTACCCCGCTCCAGGATTTCATCCTCATCCCATTTATCCTTAACTATAAGTGGAATGTTCAGTCGTAGATTGGTGTGGACGATGAGAGCATCACGTTTTTTCAGAAATACAGCATTCTGAACAGAACGGTTTACGCTAAGGTTAAGCAAAGTTAGATTTCCCAACGTAGTTATCGCTTGTTGCCGTTTCCTTACCAGTAGCTGTTCTGGGGTAAGATCGGTTCCAGACAGAACAATTTGGTTCAATACCGTAGCATCTGAATTTGTCACCATATGACCATTTTCGAGAGGCCAACAGGAATACCAACTTTGAGGCATAAGATGATCGATATCGAGGTTAGAAAGATTTGGAACATCAGGCTTCTCTGTCTTCACTTGGCGACAAAGTTCTCTTTCAAGTTCCGTTAACATTGAGCGCATTTTCGGTGCGTCGAGCCTGCCAGGATAAAGTGGAGCATTGATGCAAGCGTTGAGAAATTCTGAGTCCCCAGGCCAACGTGAGGCTTCGCCATTTAAGCTATTGAGGATATTACGTAACTCAACACTGGAAATTTCTGTTTTAGACAAGTGCCGCAATACATTCATAAATACATTGTTGTAATTCTTTGGCGTCAGGCCACATACGGCTCTTCGTACTACGTAGGAGACAAGATCATTATACATGGCTGCTTTCTCATCATCGGCGATGTTAGCTATCGAAATGAACAAAGCAAGCGGATAAAGTGTCGTCACATCATAGGCTGCGATGCGATGTCCAAAGTGTGAGATGGGGGTTGTGCCAAAACCACCAACCAATTCTTTATATTGTGATGCATATTGTTTGAGGCGCTTTACTTGCAGATCTGCTCGTTGTGAAGGCAAGTCCTTACTTACATAATCACGATACTCATTGTAAAGACGAGACAGATCGATTTCACGTTGCCTTTCTGATTGCAATGTTGCATGCACTAGCCACTCCATGCGTGGTTTATTAATACGACCACGACGTTGTCTTTCTGACCAGTACGTATCTTCAAAGATCTTCCACTCATTCTCATATAATTCAACAGCATTAATATTTTCATGTTCAGCGCACATAAAAATATAATTGCGAATAAGATCTGTGGCATGAAGTTCCGCACCTCTGCCATTTAATGTTTCAAAAATTATTTGAGCGTCATCTTCAGCCTCGAGAAATATGCTTACTAGTTTCAGATCCGTCAAGACAGCCTCAATTAATGCTACAGCATTTTCTCGTGGTGAGTGATTTTCTATTTTAATCCACTTTATAAAGGCTTCAGTAAAAAAACATAATGCTTCTAGTGATGGCGGGTGATTAAAATGCTTACGCAACGTACCATGCTGCGTGAAACTATCAGAGAATACATTCCGGATATCGTCAATATTTTCAACATTAAAACTTTGAATAAAATGAGTTTGATCCCGAAAAGTTGGCCACAGTTTGAAGCGCTCTACTTCTTTATTTCGCATTGTGTCTTCGTTTGAGTTTTTCAGGCAAGACGAAATGAGAGGCTCTAAGTTGGAAAGATCTGTTGCACGTAATGCTAATCGGATGGATGCCAGAACATATTGAAGAGTGGTCAATCGTTGCTGACCATCAATAATATGTATGGAATCTACACCGAATAATCCTTTTTTTGGTTGAGGTTCCAGTACAACTGCACCAAGGAAATGGGGAGTTGGTTTTGTACCCGAGAGCCGGGATTGTGCTTTCTCTAGGATATCCTCCAGTAGAGCTGACCATTGGTTTCGCTGAGTCCATACATAGGCACGTTGATAGAATGGAACACAGTATTGTCGGCGGTCTTGAAAAAGTTGTTGGACAGTTAGCGTCTCGGATTTCATGGTATACCTGTAAGCGACATTGTACAAAAGTGAGGAGTTAATCTGATTTAGAACAATCATTTTATGTTGCTATGATACAACGTATTTGTTACCGGTTAAGTAAAAAACGCGTCTGAACGCTGACGTTTTAGGGCTTTACTAGTTATTCTTTCTTATCTCTTCATCATCCCATCGGCATCCTGTCGAGGTTGTTGACTTGTTGTTATTTATTTTGTTTAGGCGCTGTTTAATTATTATTGATGGGACTGGTGGTGAGAGGTGATTGAAACCGCAGACAGGTCGTATGCAAGACGTGCTGCGGTTGGCTGATGCACTTTTGATAGTGCAAGTATTGAATGATTGCCAGTCACAGCGGATTGTACTTAGGTAATATGACGGTTCAAGGCGTTTAAACTGAAACCATCCACATATCAGTCTCTTCAAACATTTCCTAAATCGTTCGGCTTATCTGTTCTTTCTCACGTTTGCTGACGTCAGTGCTGATTGCCGGCAGTGTCATCATCGGTTTTACACGATACCCTTTGCGTTGAACGAGTCGTACTACTGTAACAACGCGTCGGTGAAGCTCCTCATCCCGACACAGGACAGTCGGGATATCATTGCAGTAGCAACGGGGAGTCTGGATGCAATATGGAAAGACGGACACCGATATCAGAAAGCCGGGGTAATGCTGGGGGACTTCTTCAGTCAGAGCATGCCCTAACCTATTCGACGATAACGCGCTGGGTCCTGGGAGCGAAAAGTTAATGAGCGTGCTGGAGCACCTCAACGCAAAAGACGGGAAGGAAACACTCTGTTTCGCTGGGCAGGGCATTCAGCAGCAGTGGCAGATGAAACGCGAGATATTTTCGCACCGGTATACAACTAGATTTTCTGGCATTTTAGGTGGTTAGATAGATATTTATGCTCTACGCAATGAATATGAGAGAATTAATTGTCTAAGCTGGTATAATATGAATAAAGGCTTTTTCCCATTATTTTCTCTAAATCCTTTTTGTTTCTAAAGAAAATGTTTGAGATATGCTGATGATAATACTTTATAATGATTCTCATCAGCGCCGATACTACCTCATGAAGTTTTTTCACCATTTTATGCTGTGTTGAATTACAATCTCCCTCCATAAGTGATATAAATGTTGATGTAACATTTAGGTTCGCTTGGGGGGAGGAGTGAACATAATAACAGGCGTTGATATAGACATTATGTAAATAAGACCAGCCTTCATCGACTTGTTGGGCTTTTAAGAAGTCAAAGTCTCTACGACGTACAGTTTGGTCAAAATCCCCACCATTGTAGTTCTTATTGAGGCTTATTCTGGCCACATGCTCCACCATTGAGCGGAAGTTCAGTTGGAGATACCGTTCTCTTTTTTTTATAATGGCAATTAAGGAGTTTAAGGTATCATATATAAAACCTTTTATATAAGAAGAGTGATTTAGATTAGGATTGTGACTTAAAATTGTATTACAAAGACTTATTTGCCTAAATATTGATACTGATTTGTTTATTTCATCAGTGGTTCTGAGGTGCTTTTGCACCTCCGCTCTAAAATAATTTACATCTCTTCCAATGTTGAAGGGATCCTGCGTGAGCATTATTCTTCTTCCTTTTTATTTGCATTAATCCAAATATTTAAATTCCTTATAGCATGCTTGCTTTTAGATGTGGATTTTTGGCTTGTTTTATTTGCATCATTAAAAATAATGTCTAATGTGTTAATGTTGTTTAAGAAATGCGTATAAGCCATCTTTATGTCATTCTCACTTAATTCATTAATATGTTTGCAAATTTTAGCGCACATCAAAGTTCTTGACCGTACAGCATAATTCAAAAAAGATATTTTGAAGGTTTTGTTAATAAATTTACTAACATCAAAATTTGATCTAAAAACCTCTTTTGAAAGAATCAACATAATTACCAAGCCTAAGAAGTTTTCTTTGGTCATGGGCATATTGTTAGCTTTATTGAGCGCTTTAATTAATTGTTTATTCATTTGTGTTACCTTCCAAGTGAGCCACTCTGTTAATAAATTCGTTACAGATCTTTTCTATATCTTGGCGTGACTTTGAATAACAAGAAGGAATATTTCCTTGATAACCTACCATTAAATCACGCACGTAGGTTAATTGATTTTCAAAGAAATAAAAATTTGTAAATTGAGTATGGTTTTCGAATTGTTCTTTAATTTCCCTTGTTTTATTGGTCATTTCAGCATCAGTGTTTGTATAAATGTAACCGACTTGCTTGATTTCTTTCTCATGATGTGTGCGCATATTTCTTATAACGCTATTTAAACTGCTTGCTCCAAGCACCGAGTAGTGATCAATTTTAACCGGAGTAAGATAATAATCAGAAGCAAGGAGTGCGGTATCTGTAAATAATGAGATTGTTGGGGGGCTATCGATAAAGATATAGTCGTAACTTTCTTTTAAGTCATTTTCGGTGATGAATTTACGCAACATTTTTATTCTAATACCCTCTTGGTTAGTATCAAAGATAATGTTTATATCACCTAAGATAATATCAAGATTGTCTGAAACTTTAGTAATGACCTGTTCTGGTGTCACTTTCTTTTCATCTTCCATTAATGAATTTGGAAGCTCAAAAATCTTTCGAATGGTTTGATTATTAGGGCGAAGGGCAGTCATATATTCTTCTACTCGATCATAATGCCCCATTAAGGACTGAGTGGCATTAAATTGAGGATCAATATCGATAACTAGAACCTTGCGCCCCATATGGTTGGCTAAAAACTCAGCAATCCCAACGCATAAAGTTGTTTTACCAACCCCACCTTTCATATTGATAAAACTAATTACTGGTGCAGTCATTTTTTCATCCTTAATTATGTAGTGTGAAATAGATTCACTATGCTGAAAGCATTTTTTAGCTTGATTTTTATACTGCGCGTTGACTTATCACCCTATCATATATGATTTTTAGGTGTTGCATAGACTGGTTTTATATCAGGGGCTTAGGTTGTATGTGGCGTCACAGAATCACTAATCATTGAACTTTGTACATGTAACGGTCCTGTTAAATAATATATAATGGGTTGTTAAGTTGGCTCTCTGATTCCTGATGCCCCAAGGACGCGCGTCATTGCGTGCCAGATTAACTTTTCGGCGGGCACAGTGCTATCGGCAATTATTTCCTCAGCCTCTTTCCCGCATAGGTCTTGGCGCATCCATTTTCTTGCTATGAAATCTCCAGCCGGTCAGACTGAAAGTATAGAAGAGAATATGCGAATCGCTGTTCCGGTGTTTCTGGGAGAGCTTATGTCGGAGTAATTCCCCGGTAATTGAATCTCTTTTGCTCGCTCATAACAGACATTCACTACAGTTATGGTAGAAAGTATGTATGCTGATTGGGGAAAGTGTGAAAGAAAAGAAGACTGCTGCGCTGTTTGTCGTCACGTTTATCTTCATTGGCTATGCAAGTCATAATACAAGGTGGGACAAAACTGAGACACATAAGGCCTCACAATGGCTTGCAAGGCTTTACATGTTTTGATGTGGTGGGACGTGTGAGCACAGTGTTGATGGGGTAATACTTTGAATTAGAAGCGGATTCTTATAATTCGTAATGCGAAGGTCGTAGGTTCGACTCCTATTATCGGCACCATTTAAATCAATAAATTACCTCACATTTAAGTAAACCACGTTCACCTCTTGTGCCGTATTTGTGCCATTGCGACTTATAATCGCATCGATTTTGCTCGCGTGCTCGGTGAGATGCCCGGCTGAAAGGTGGGCGTATCTTTGAACCATTTCGAGAGTTTCCCATCCTCCCATCTCTTTAAGTGCAAGAAGAGAGACACCGGACTGAACCAGCCAGCTTGCCCAGGTATGCCTCAGGTCATGGAAGCGGAAGTTGCTAATGCCCGCCCGCTTTAACGCTCCCTTCCATGCCTTGTTGCTGTCGGTTCTCATCTTCCTTACCGCTGCTGTTTTTGTTCCGTCGCTTCGGTAGGCAGGTCTGGTGTGGACAAATACCCATCTCTTATGGAGCCCCTGCTGTTTTCTTAATATCTGGCATGCGGTTTCGTTAAGAGGAACTCCGATCGCATTGCCAGCTTTTGTTTCATCAGGGTGCATCCATGCCATTTTCTTATCCAGATCGACCTGTGACCACTCAAGGTCTGTAACGTTGGAACGGCGAAGGCCTGTCGTGATTGCAAACATGACCACAGGGAAGAAATGAGGAGCAATTTCTGCAAACAGGTGCTTCGATTCCTCCTCTGTAAGCCATCTGATTCGTCCATTCTTAACGCGTGGTGTTGATATTTTGGGCGCCCTGTCAAGCCATCCCCATTCAACAGCTATATTGAGAATAGCGCGAAGTATTGCCAGATGCCGCGTCTTCGTTCCTTTGCTTGCCAGCTTTGGTTTATACTCCGGCACTGGCTTGCCAAGCCGCAAACACCTGTCCCGGCTCATCTCCCAGTTCAGGCGATGGCGGCGGTTTTCCATCCCGTCTACCGCCTCCATTATTTTTTCTGTTGTTATGTTAGAGAGAATGGTTTCTCTGAAGTGCAACATCCAGAACGATATAATGCTCTTGTCATCATCAATGGACTTCTTATCCGATTTCTCACGCAGCCACCGTATGCAGGCTTCCTTGAATAGCTTTTTCGGTGATTCCCCGAGATTTTTTACTCTCCACGCTTCTGCTTTCAGACGATCGTGAAATTCTTGCGCTTGCCTTTTGTCCGATATTTTAAGTGAGCGTCTAACTCTTGATCCATCTGGCGCGACGAAATCGCAGTGCCACGTGCCACCGCGTAGTTTGATTGACATGCTTTAACCTCCTGCACATCAACCGCATTCACCGCGCTATTGTGTCTTACAGACTTAAGCGCCGCAATGCAGTCTGACTTGCAAATGCGATATGGGCTTTTAGGTTTATCTGGATTTATCTTTGCGGCCTGAAGTCGTCCACTTCGTATCCACTGCGTGATAGTGTCTTTGTCTATGTAGTGGCACACTGAATTTGGCCACCTGAACAGAGGTGATATGCTCACCTCAGAACAACACAGGTGCTCCAATGAAAAAAAGAAATTTCAGCGCAGAGTTTAAACGCGAATCCGCTCAACTGGTTGTTGACCAGAACTACACGGTGGCAGATGCCGCCAAAGCTATGGATATCGGCCTTTTCACAATGACAAGATGGGTCAAACAACTGCGTGATGAGCGTCAGGGCAAAACACCAAAAGCCTCTCCGATAACACCAGAACAAATCGAAATACGTGAGCTGAGGAAAAAGCTACAACGCATTGAAATGGAGAATGAAATATTAAAAAAGGCTACCGCGCTCTTGATGTCAGACTCCCTGAACAGTTCTCGATAATCGGGAAACTCAGAGCGCATTATCCTGTGGTCACACTCTGCCATGTGTTCGGGGTTCATCGCAGCAGCTACAGATACTGGAAAAACCGTCCTGAAAAACCAGACGGCAGACGGGCTGTATTACGCAGTCAGGTACTTGAGTTGCATAACATCAGCCATGGTTCTGCCGGGGCAAGAAGCATCGCCACAATGGCAACCCTGATAGGCTTCAGAATGGGGCGCTGGCTTGCCGGCAGGCTCATGAAAGAACTGGGACTGGTCAGTTCTTTCATGAGCCTGCGCACCGTTATAAACGAGGTGGTCGTGAACATGTCACTATCCCGAATCACCTTGGGCGGCAGTTCGCAGTGACAGAGCCAAATCAGGTATGGTGCGGCGACGTGACGTACATCTGGACGGGGAAACGTTGGGCATACCTTGCCGTTGTTCTCGACCTGTTTGCAAGGAAACCGGTAGGTTGGGCAATGTCGTTCTCTCCAGACAGCAGACTGACCATCAAAGCGCTGAAAATGGCCTGGGAAATCCGCAGTAAACCAGCCGGGGTAATGTTCCACAGCGATCAGGGCAGCCACTATACAAGCAGGCAGTTCCGGCAGTTACTGTGGCGTTACCAGATCAAACAGAGTCTGAGTCGACGAGGAAATTGCTGGGATAACAGCCCGATGGAGCGCTTCTTCAGGAGTCTGAAAAACGAGTGGATACCGGTGACGGGTTACATGAACTTCAGCGATGCTGCCCATGAAATAACGGACTATATCGTTGGGTATTACAACGCGCTCAGGCCGCACGAATATAACGGTGGGTTGCCACCAAATGAATCGGAAAACCGATACTGGAAAAACTCTAAAGCGGTGGCCAGTTTTTGTTGACCACTACAAATTGGCGACGTTAGCGTTACAGATATTAAAGCTCACACACTGGTTCAGGCCGTCCAACCGGTTCAGGCCAGAGGAGCAAAACCGTTTGTCGCCTGTGCCAGCGCATTAATGAGGTCATGACCTATGCCCAAAACACATGGCTGATTGATGCTGTTCCCAGCGTTAATATTGGTAAAGCCTTCGAGAAGCCTCAGTAAAAGAACATGCCCAGCATTCGACCGGATCAGCTACCTCAACTGATGCAGACAATGCGAACAGCCAGCATTAGCCTTTCCACACGCTGCCTGTTCATGTGGCAACTTCTTACTATTACCCGCCCTGCCGAAGCGGCTGAAGCTCGCTGGGAAGAGATAGACATAGAAGCACAAGAGTGGAAGATTCCTGCAGCACGCATGAAAACGAACCGCGACCATACTGTTCCATTGTCAGATGAAGCAATTGCGATACTGGAGATGATGAAGCCGTTAAGTGGAAATCGAGAATTTATCTTTCCCAGCCGCATCAAGCCAAACCAGCCGATGAACAGTCAGACCGTAAACGCATAGCTAAAACGCGCAGGTTTTGGTGGGGTGCTCGTTTCACACGGCCTGCGATCTATCGCCAGTACAGCCCTTAATGAACAAGGCTTTCCGCCTGATGCCATTGAGGCAGCACTTGCCCATGTAGACAAGAATGAAGTTCGTCGCTCTTATAACCGCAGCGATTACCTGGAGCAGCGTCGTCCAATGTCAACGACGGATGAAAAGTGATCCACTTATATCTCCACCAACGGCCCAATATTGATCCACCGTTTTACTCAGGATTAGCTTCTGCTATAA